ATTTTTAATCCTTGGGGAATGACAACTCCAAACCCAAGGGCACACAATATGGAAATCAATGGGCAGCCTGCCTATAGATGGAAAAGAGTTAGTGATAAAAGTTTTGATTTTTACTTAGAGTTCTTAAAAACCAAGAATGAACTTTGGTATGTTAATGCAGAAAGAGAGATGAAAGATGGCTGAACAAAATAAAGACTTCGCAGTTGTCGGACAAAAAGAAGCCCCATAAGATGACAGAGGCCGAAAAAGAACGGTTCTACAACGGTATCCATAAGTGGTAATCTAAGATTTTGAGATTTAACCCCGTCACTGCTTGACTTTGGCGGGGTTTTCTTGTATAATAAACCACCATGACGAACAAATACGCATCGCGGTATAGCCCAGACCGCCAAGTAACAGCCGCACAGTACATCGCAGAGTATATGTGCGAGCATATCGCCACACTAGACAAGATAGACTTGCCGACTCAATTTTGGAATGATACAGAATGGGCTAAGGTTTACAAGCGTGAAATTGTTATGTGTCACAAACTCTTAAAGATGGGGTATCACCCAAGGGCACTAATGCACGCACTAAAAGACAACAGGTGTTTTCGTGTGTATAGCTTGGCGGCTTTCTGGAAAATACCAAGATTTAAGAACATATTGGAATCACACAACAAACAAGTGTTGGCCAAAGAAAATTCCACCATAGAAATTACCGAAGGTAGTGATGTAACAGTAAAGCCGACAAGGATACACACAACAAAACGCTCAAAAATAAGCAAGCTCAAAGGACTATAATGGCAAAAAAAACACAGGCAAGAAATACGAATTGTGTTCCGCTCGGAACCAAAGACCCCTTCGAGATTGGTAAAGATGTTTTAGCCAAGTATGGTAAGAGCATTATGAAAAAGGGGTCGGAAATTATTGAGCAAACAAATAAACTAATTCATGTTTCGCCCAATATAGACATTGCACTTGGTGGTGGTATTCCAGAGGGTTGTTTTGTGTTGCTTGCTGGCGACCCAAAGTGTGGGAAGACAGTTACCGCCCTCATGTTGTGTAAACACGCAATAGACATGGGTAAAAACGTCTACTTCTTAAATGTAGAAGGAAGACTTAAAAGGCGTGACTTATTAGGTATTGCAGGATTAAATGCAGACCGCATGGTTGTTATTGGTTCTTTTCTGGAAGACGATGGGCACGGCGGCAAAGTAAATGGCAAAATTTTACATGGTGAAGAATGGATTGAGATTGCTGAACACTTTATCCACAATGACCCCGGTTGTGTTGTCGTCATTGATTCCTTCTCACAGATTGCAACAGAAAAAGAATTTACTGTGGACATTGGAGAAAAGGCTGGTGATGGTGGATACCGCCTACTTGCTCAATTCACCAAGAGGGTAGCCACGGTCCTCCCTGTCAACAAAGTAACCGTTGTTGGTATCCAACATCTCATTGCTAATACAAGGGCCAGAATGGGCCAAAAAACCAAGGGGCGTAGTGGTGGCAGAAAAATTGGCTATGCCGTTGACGTTGACCTAGAGTGTAAGTATATTGAACTTGTCAGAGCCAGTTCCGCAGAAGATTCGGACGTTATTGGGCAAAAGGTCCATTGGACTACTGGTTCAACCGCCATTGTCGCACCTCACAAAAAAATCGTCTCGATTATTAGGTACGGCATTGGTATTGACGAAGTATACGAACTGATGGAACTTGGCATGGAAACTGGTTTTATCAATGGGACCGGATGGTACACCTTGGATTTCATGCAAAACCACCTAAAACTTGTCGGCTTTGACGAGTGGAAGGTTGACAACAAGGGAAAGTTGGACCCAGAATTGGCGAAATTAGTGAGGGCACAAGGGAAGGAAAACTTGTGTACAATGCTGAGAAACAATCCAAAATATGTAGAAGCATTACGCAAAGACATCTATGATATGTTGGGGTTAGCATGAAAGTAATTGATTTTGATGATAGAGAATACAATTGGCCACCAGCAGGCCACGAAGTAAAATTGGACGATAGGAGACAACGAAGCTCCCTTCATTTGAGAGTTCGCTCACTTTTGAAAGACCTATATCCAACACAGCTGGACTTCTTTTTGCCAATGCGTAACGTATGTATTGAAGTAAATGGCGAACAACACTATAAGTTTATTTCTCATTTTCACGGTGACAAACTTGGGTTTATGAGGGCGAAAACAAACGACAAGAGAAAACGCGAATGGTGTCAATTAAACAATTTAAGGGTTGTTGAATTACCCTTTAAGGAAAGTGATAATGAGTGGAGAGACAAAATCTTGCACGGTGGAAACTAGATGGCAGAGAGTTTCTGACGAACTCGACAAACTAATGGGTCAATTTGCTCATTTTGAAAGCACAGATATTATTCAATACATTCAAATGGACAAGGCAGTAATGAGAAAATTGCCACCAGAAGAATGTGGAGAAATCGCCTACTTATTACAACAAGAGTCCATCTACATACAGTTATTGTTGAACGAATTAAAAACAAAGATGGATTGGGCTGGGTATAACATTGCAAAAATAGTGGCGAACGAAATCGGTTCGTATGACAAATATATGCCCGCAGAATACAAAAAACATTTGATTGTCAGTAATAATAGTGCGGCGAGTCATTATCAGGCAATCTACAATAAAGCCGAAAGGTTATTCACACGGTTGAACTTTATACCGACACAACTAACGAAGCAGGCGGACACGCTGATGCGTTATGCCTCAACTAAGGAGAGACAGAATTATGGCAACACTTCCTGATGTGTTAAAGAAGGCGGTTCTTGAGGGTGACTGGAATTTAGTATGTAAGGCGTACACGGCGATTACGCATGAGCCGTTGGAACCACCGAAACCAAAAATTAACTATGCAACCCTTGAGGTTTCATTAGGGCAGGATACCCCGCAAGAAAAACCTAAGTGGACAAACAAGTTTGTTGATGATTTTACGCTTCATCCAGACGAACGTGTTACAGAACACCCAGAACTTGGAGTACAACATGCAGTAGAGCGTGACTGTCGTATAGACAATGATACGGGTGTTAAGGTTGATGTTGAGTGTAGCCTATGTGGAAAACAAGAGAGTGTTGCACCAATTCATTCGCACGGCTACAATAAAAACAAGGCAGAAAACACATATAAATGCAACGACTGTTGTTGTGGGCTACGGAGTTCCTAATCAATGGACATACATTGCGTAAGAGATTTGGCAGCAGAGCGGACCGTACTAACAGGGATGTACATTCATGGTGAGGATGGATACCTAGACGTTACTGATTTAATTTCGTCTTCTGATAGCTTTACGGACCCGTGTAATCAGGCCATGTTCAACGTCTTCAATCACCTTTATGGTGAAAAAGAAATGAAGAATTTGGATGAAGGGTCCGTTACTGTTGCCGCCGAACAATTGGGTTATTCGTGGTTGTTTGAAAAACCCGACGACATTGCTCATATTCGCACTATTCTTCATGGGAGAGTCCTGTTGGAGAATGTGCGGAATTGGGCTGCGAGAGTTGAAAAGTTATCCATTACTAGACAGTTGATGGAACAGCTAATGGATGCTGGTCGGTCCCTCGAAGACATTAAAGGGGACGAACCAATAGAACACATTCTCGGCCTTGTTGAAGAACCCCTATTTAATTTCTCAAATAGACTACAAGGACAGAATGACAATAAACCAATGAGATTGGGCGAAGGCATGAGGGAACACCTTGTCGGCCTTATGGACAACCCAATTGCTAATGTTGGTATTTCTAGTGGTTATAAATACTATGATAAGCATATTGGTGGTGGATTTCGTAATAGCAGCGTGAACTTGCTTGGTGCAAGAACGGGTGTTGGAAAATCAATGGTGTCACTCAACGTGGCAAAGCATATTGCGGGAGTACTTGGTATCCCCGTTTTGTACTTAGATACCGAAATGATTAACGAAGACCATTGGTATAGGATTGCGGCCAACATATCTTCTGAACCAATCGACCTCATTGAAACTGGTAAGGTTGGCTATACAAGAAAAGGCCGAGAAGCTATTGAGAAGGCTTGTGATACGATAGAGACCATGCCATTCGACTATTTGAATGTTTCTGGTAGACCTTTTCAAGAGATTATTTCTATTATGCGGCGTTGGGTTCTCAAAGAGGTTGGTTATGCAGATGATGGGAAAACCAATCCGTGCCTCATAATTTATGATTATATGAAGTTAATGAGTGGTGATGGTGTGCAAGCACACATGCAAGAATACCAAATGTTGGGCTTTATGATGACTGCCCTACATAATTTTGCAGTGCGATATTCATTGCCCATTTTTGCACTTGTGCAGCTTAATCGTGATGGAATTGATAAAGAAAATAGCGGCGTGGTTTCTGGGTCAGATAGAATTTTGTGGCTGGCAACAAACTTTGCAATTTTTAAGCCAAAGAGTGAAGAAGAAATTAGTGATGACGGTGGTGAGTCTGCCGGAACACATAAAATTATTGTTCAGAAAGCACGACATGGTAATGGAACCAAGTGGAGTGACTATATTAACTTTAAGATGTCTGGAAAATTTGCACAGATTGAAGAACTAGAAACACACCATAATCTCAAGGCCATCTTTGACCAACAGCCAGAAGTAATAGCAATTGATGATGATAACATCCCAATATGATTCAGAAAGGTTTCGCCAACGTCTAGTTGAACTACAAAACATGGCGTGCGAAAACTTTGATGATTTAATGTCGGAGATTGGGCTGGACCTTATAAGACAGGGGAAAAAACATATTGGTGTTTGTCCTGTGCATGGTGGAGACAACCCAACTGCTCTTAATGTTTACGCAGACGGAACTGAAATCAAAGGAATTTGGAGATGTAGAACTCACAATTGTCACATGTTGTTACATCCCGGAACAAATAGGTTAATGTATGGACAAACCATGCTTGGCTTAATTCGTGGAGTAATTCATAATAGAACTGGTGAGTATCCACCACTAAGCGAAGCTGTCAATGTCCTGTTGAAGTTTTGTAGCATAGGTCGTTTGGATGAAATAGCTATTCCAGATGACCTTATTTTGACTAAACGAAGAATGAATAATGCCTTTAGACGACTAAATATGCTTCCCGGCACAGCCACAACAACGTGGACTCGCCCGCAAGTTCGCAATATGCTGGACATTCCTGCCCAATACTACCAATACAGGGGGTACTCGCAGGAGACCCTTGACAAATACGACATTGGATGTTATAATGCACACAATCGAGTAGTCACCCCCGTTTACGACGACGAATACACTATGTGTGTCGGCTTTACTGGCAGGTCTCTATTTGATAAGTGCAAACAATGTGGTTATTATCACAGTGCTAGCGAACAGTGTCCACAAACATCGTTTGATAAACTCAAGTCGGTCAAGTGGAAAAACAGCGAGGGGTTTGATAGTAGGAACTATTTGTATAACTATTGGTTTGCAAAAGACCATATTTTGGAAACTGGTTGTGTTATACTTGTGGAGGGGCCGGGAGACGTGTGGAGGTTAGAGGAAGCAGGAATAAAAAACTCTGTTGCACTCTTTGGTACGTCTCTGACAGAAGAACAACGTATTATTTTAGAGCGTTCTGGCACAATGTCAGTAATTCTGATGTTAGATAATGACCAAGCTGGTATTGATGGAACCCGCATTATTAAGGGACAATTAGAAAGACAGTTTCGCCTATTTTTCCCCATGATTGATAGCGATGATGACATTGGTTCGTTACACACAGATGTTGTTACGTCTGATGTAAAACCACTTATAGACAACATTATTTCATACTACAGGAGTTAGTAACATGACTACCATTTTGGCGTTTTCTGGTCGCAAACAATCAGGGAAGGACACAAGTGCTAATTTCTTGTTGGACCTAGCCCCAGACAAAGTAAAGTTATACTCGTTTGCCTACCAACTCAAGCGTGTTGCCCATGAAGTCTTCGGCCTTACCAAGGAACAGTGTTGGGGCAATAATGAGTCTAAAGACGAGTTTGTAGAACACGTTGGAATGACAGCACGTCAACTAATGCAAAGAATTGGCGACGTATTTCGTAAGATTGACCCTGACGTATGGGTAAAGTCATGTCTAAACCAAATTAAAGCCGAGAAGTTACCATTTGCTATTATTACGGATTGTAGATTTCCCAATGAAGTCAGGGCTGTGAAAAAGGCAGGGGGTAAGGTTATTCGGTTTACAAGGGCACCCTTCGCAGACCAAGATAACCATAAGAGCGAAACGGCGTTGTCACCAGACAGGTTTGACCAAAACAAATTTGACGCTATTATTCTAAATGGTATGATGACGGTAAAACAACAAAACATGGCAGTTCTCAACACACTAAAGGACTTTGGTAGTGATTATAACATATTTTAGAAGTAGTTCGTACAACAATTGGTCGTTTTGTCAACATCAGTATTACCTAACATATGTATTGGGACTTCCGAGTGGTTCTGGCAAGAAGGCAGAAATGGGAACCCTAGTACACAAAGTGATGGAGGGGCTTGCATGTGCTAAGAAAGCCAACCAAGACGGTGAGTCAACCTTCACAGATGAAGTATTCGGCGAGATTACATTTAGTGAAGAAGAACTGTTTTCTGACGAGTGGATGGAATATCTATACACTTTAAGTTATGATTATTATAGTAAAAATTCAGAACATAAGTGGACAGATGGAGATAGGCGTACTTGCTTGAAGTGGTGTTATAAGGCATTGGCCGAATTAAATGGTGGGTTTGACCCGCGAAAACGAACAATTCTAGCCGCCGAACCACACTTTGATTTTGTTTTGCCGTATGATTGGGCACATTACAAATATGAGATTGATGGGCAAGTAGTTGAAGGACAATTGGCCTTAAAAGGTACAATCGACTTGGTTACAGAAGAAATGCCCGGAATTGTAGAAAGTGTTGACTGGAAAACAGGAAAGTGTCTCGATTGGGCAACAGGACAGAAGAAAACGTATGAGTCCTTCCAAAAAGATGCTCAACTCCACATGTATCACTATGCGTTACACAAAATGTATCCACATATCGAACAGTTTATTCCAACGGTGTATTGGATAAATGATGGTGGGGCGTACACGGTGGCATTTGGTCCCGAAGACATTATTCAGACTGAACAAATGATAAAACAACGATTTTTGGAAATCCAAAAGTCTATTCGCCCCTCTATGATTGCACACACTAAAAACAAGTGGAAATGTAAGTGTATTTGTACGTTTGGCAAAAACCCGCATCCAAGTGGGGAAATTAACCCGCGAACAGGTGAGCCTTTTACTATTTGTGAATACGTTGCCAAAAAGATTAAGATGAAAGGTATTCACCAAACCACCATTGAAGAAAAAGCAGAGGGCCATGAGTTTAGCCACTACGAAGCACCGGGAACGTAATCCGTGGAAAATTCATCACATTAAAAAGGCGTGTAATGATAAAAAGCCGCTAAGTATTACATGGGAAGACCTGCGAGATAAGTTTGAACAACAAGGTGGCAGGTGTTATTGGTTTGACATTGAGTTGAACCCAGATGATATTTTCGGCTCTTATAATCCCCTAACTATTAGTGCTGATAGACTAGATAATTCTCGCGGCTATATTCATGGAAATGTAGTTATTTGTTGTCGTATGGCAAATCTTGGACGTGGGAGATGTCCGGCGTACAAATTTGCTGCAATATGTCATAGGTTGAAAAACAGGTGGAAAATAAAATGAGACAATGCTTTGAAGACCTAGTGGAAGACGCATGTAAAGATATTGAGTA